GCTACAGGCGATAAAAAGTTTTTGCGTCTGCTCATTGTTACAGATGAGCCAGAAAGTGCAAAAGAATTTCATACAGCTGATAGATTAAAAGAAGAATGTGATAAGTTAAATTATCCGTTCTATCTTTTCAAATTAACTGGTGGTTATACAACCTATGAAGATGGTATCCGTAAGTTTCATAACAAAGACGATAAGAAAGGTTTTGAAGTAGGTGCAATGACAGTTGCTATCATTCGTGGTAGTGTTGTTAGAAAAGATAGTTGGATGGACTTAGTGTCTATACTTGAAAGAGCTAATGCAACATTAGTAAATCCAAGAACTACTATCAATATGTGTGCCGACAAATACAGAACCTCTTTAAGACTTGCTGATTATGGTTTAAAACAACCAATGACCAAGTTAATCAATGACCCCGAAAACTCAGTTGATATGGTTGAAGAAGCTGGTATTAAGTTTCCTTTAATTATGAAAACACTTAGAGGTAGTAAAGGTGTTGGTGTATTGTTTGTTGAAAGTCCAAAAAGTTTACACTCAATTGTACAGTTGATTATGAAACAAGATGAAGACGCTGACCTATTAGTGCAAGAGTATATTAAAACTGAGTATGATGTTAGAGTACATGTACTAGGCGGTAAAGTATTGGCCTCTATGATGAGACCTGTTATTGAAGGTGATTTTAGGTCAAATGTATCGCAAGGTTCAGTACCAAAAGATTACAAATTAACAGATTTAGAAATAAAAGAATGTTTAAAGGCTGCTAAGGCAGTTGGTGGTTATTGGACTGCTGTTGACTTTATACCAAGTAAAGACAGAGAAAATAAACCATGTTATTTCTTAGAAGTAAATTCATCACCTGGAACAGAGGGTATTGAAGACGCTACAGGCATGAACATTGCAAAAGAAGTTATACAACACTTTGCTAAGAAAGAAAACAGATTTACAGTACCGACAGAATGTGGTTATAAAGAAATATTAACAATCAAACCATTTGGTGAGATAGTTGCCAAGTTTGATACGGGTAACTCAGGCATGCCAGTTATTCATGCCGATAAAATGACACCAAGTGACAAAACTATTACATGGGAACTATTTGGTAGTACCTTAAAAAGTGATATTATTCGTAAAGAAAAAATATCAGTTGGTGGTTTAAGAGATTATGATGAAGACCGATATGTCGTAAAACTAGATGTAGAATTTGCCGGTGGTTTTTACAAAGATGTAGAATTTACCATTGATGATAGAGAAGATAGGTCCCCTATTCTTCTTGACCGTGAGTTTATGAACAGACTAAATGTCATGGTAAACCCACAAAGAAAATATGTGATAACAACTAAATATAGTATAGATTAGGAGATAAAATGAGTGAAGTGAAGTTATTAAGATTAAGTACAGGTGAAGATATAATTGCTAAAGTAGGAGAAAACGACCAAGGTGTGAGTTTAAATAAACCATTTGTAATCATACCACAACAAAAGGGTCCAGGTCAACCCATTCAATTAATGATGTCATTGTATAATGCGTTTGGTAAAAGCGATACAGTTACGGTTGCAAAAGATAAGATTGTCTTTATAACAGAACCGAAAGATGATATTAAATCAAATTACGAAGCAAACACAAGTAAGATAATTACAAAACCATCAGGACTTATAACAGAAACTAATTTGCCAGGGTAACACCAATGGTAAAAGTTAATTTTGTAAGAGAGAATGGTGAAACATTATCGACAGAGATACCTGTTGGTTACACCATCATGGAGGCAGCTAAAGAACTGGATTTACCAGAGATACCTGCTGATTGTGGTGGTTGTTGTGCATGTGCGACTTGCCATATCTATGTAGATATGTTACAATGGCCACAGTTAAAGATAGAAGAGAACTCTTTAGAACAAGAGTTGTTGGAATATGAAAAAGGTTATACAGACAAGTCAAGATTGGCATGTCAGATACAACTAAATGATGAATTAAATAATGTAACGGTGAAATTGAGAAAAGATGAACTTCTATAAAAATGTAATTGAACACAGAGGCAAACTTCTAATACGAGGTGTCTTAAATGGTAAAGAGTATAAAGAAAAAATTGATTTTGGTCCTACTTTATATTCATTAACACAAGAAGACTCTGTATACAAAACACTACAAGGTCAATCTTTAAAACCTATTGAGTTTACCAATATTTTTGCAGCTCGTAAATTTCGTAAAGATATTGCCACACAAAATTCTCCTATCTATGGTCTTGAAAGATATCATTATCAATATATTGGTCAAGAATATCCAACAGATATTGATTGGGATAAAGAATATATTAAAATCTTTACACTTGATATTGAAACAACTTGTGAAGGTGGTTTTCCAGATGTTCAAGACCCACAAGAACAATTGTTATGTATCACAGTAAAGAACCAATCTAATAAACAAATCATTACATGGGGTGTGGGTAAGTTTGTAACTGACCGACCAGATATAACTTATGTTGAATGTAAAGACGAAAAACAATTGATGTTTGAGTTTATGAAATTCTGGATTAAAAATTATCCAGATGTTATCACAGGTTGGAACACCAAGTTTTTTGATTTACCATACTTAATGAATAGAATTAAATTGATTGCAGGTGAAACTGTTGCAAACAAGATGTCACCATGGGGTATAATAAACCAAGGTGAAGTCATCACACACGGCAGACCACAAACTACTTTCAATCTGTATGGTATTTCTATGTTAGATTACCTAGACTTGTATAAGTGGTTTATTCCAACACGACAAGAGAGTTATAAACTAGACCATATTGGTGAAGTTGAACTTGGTCGTGGTAAAGATGACGCTGGCTTTGATACATTTAAAGATTGGTACACTAAAGACTTTCAATCATTTGTTGATTACAATATTCAAGATGTTGAAATCGTTGACGCATTAGAAGATAAGTTAGGTCTTATTGACTTGTCACTTACTGTTGCATATGATTCAAAGGTAAACTATGATGATATATTCTCACAAGTTAGAGTGTGGGATACCTTGATTGCCAATCATTTAATGAAAAAGAATATATGTGTTCCACCAAGACAAGAGAACATCAAAGATACAAAATATGAAGGTGCATATGTTAAAGAACCTATACTAGGTAAACATGACTGGATTGTTTCGTTTGATATTAACTCACTATATCCACATATTATTATTCAATACAATATTTCGCCTGAAAAGATACTCGGTGAATCAGCTTATAATGTCAATGTTAATAAAATGATTGACATGACTGTACCACTTGACAATCTTAAACAAGAAGGAGTTTGCATAACACCAAACGGCGCCAAGTTTAAGAATGATAGTCAAGGTTTTCTTCCTGAAATGATGGAGAAAATGTACAATGAAAGAGTTGTATTCAAACAGAGAATGTTGAAGGCGAAAGCCGAATATCAAAAGACTAAAGACCCTAAACTTGTTAAAGAGATTGCAAGGTGCCATAATATTCAATGGTCAAAGAAGATTGCCTTGAACTCAGCTTATGGTGCAGTAGGTAACCAATACTTTAGATACTATGATGTTAGACAGGCTGCCGGCATTACAACTGCTGGTCAATTCATTATTCGTTTTATAGAGAAAAAGGTAAACAAATATCTAAATGAAATATTGCAGAGTGAGGTTAGTCGAGATTATATTGTTGCTTCTGATACTGATAGTATCTATGTTAGATTTGATAAACTTGTAGAAAAAACATGTCAAGGTAAAAGTCAAGAACAGATTATAGATTTTCTTGGTAAAGTTTGTGATAAGAAGATTGAACCATTTATTGAAAAATGTTTTGATGAATTAGCAGATTATTCTAATGCATTTAAAAATGCCATGGTTATGAAACGAGAAGTAGTTGCCAATAAAGGCATATGGGTTGCAAAGAAAAGATATATGTTAAATGTACTTGATGATGAGGGTGTTAGACTTGCTGACCCTAAACTTAAACTTATGGGTATTGAGGCAGTCAAATCATCTACACCACAAGTTTGTCGTGGTAAGATTAAAGAGGCAATCAAAGTTATCATGGCTAAAGAAGAACATGACCTACACAAACTAATTGCTGACTTTAGAAAAGAGTTTATGAAAATGCCGGCAGAGTCTATTGCTTTTCCTAGAAGTTGTAATAATCTAAAAAAGTATAGAGATAGTGCAAACATCTTTATCAAAGGCACACCAATTCATGTGAAAGGTGCATTGGTTTATAACTATCAAATACATAGACTAGGTTTACAAAGTAAATATCCTATCATACAAGAAGGAGATAAGATTAAATTTATAAAATTAATACCTGCTAATCCATTCAAGTTTGATGTGATTAGTTATATGACAACTCTACCTGAAGAGTTTAAACTACAAGAGTATATTGACTACGATATACAATTTCAAAAGACTTTCCTAGACCCTATGCGTTTCATTCTGGATGCTGTGAATTGGAAAGATGAACCGCAAGCAAATTTGGAGGCATTCTTTGGTTGAGTATAAAAAAAGGCTTACTAGAAAATTGTGGCATTATAAAAAACTAAAAGGCTGTGCTGAATGTGGTTATAATAAACATGGTTTAGCATTAGACTTTGCTCATATTGACCCTAGTCAGAAATCACATTGGATGTATAAGAATGGTCCTGTAGGTAGTGGTATGGGAGTTTTAGTAAGTAGAATACCAAAGTATGGTTCTAAATTACACAAAGATAGAATGAAAGAATTAAAAGATGAAATAAAAAAATGTAAAGTTTTATGTAAAAATTGTCATGTCATTGAAACATATAATAGCCGAGAAATGCACGAAGGTCATTCACTATGGAAACAAAGACAAGGTATAATAGAAGAGTCGGTAACAACATTGGAGAAATGGCTATGATAGAACTACCTAATAAAAAATATAAAGTAATCTATGCAGACCCACCTTGGTTGTTTAGAACACGGTCGGATAAAGGCAAAGATAAAAGTCCTGAAAAACATTATGAATGTATGTCACTAAATGATATTTGTAATTTGCCTGTTAAAGAAATTGCAGATGAGAATTGTGTATTGTTAATGTGGGTGTGTGACCCTATGTTAGACCAAGCTCTTAAAGTTATAGACGCATGGGGATTTAAATACAAAACAGTAGGTTTTACATGGGCAAAAACAAACAAACATACATTAGGATTTTTTACAGGTTTAGGATATTGGACAAGAGGTAATCCTGAAATGTGTTTACTTGCAACAAAAGGTAGACCAAAACGAATCAATAAAGATGTGGCACAATTAGTAGTATCACCAAGAGGTAAACATTCCGAAAAACCACTTTTACATGGTGAGATAGAAAGACTTGTGGATGGGCCATACATTGAACTGTTTGCTCGTAAGAAAACCAGAGAGAATTGGGACTATTGGGGTAATGAAGTATGATATATTTAGAGCTTGCCTTTTGGCTAGGTTTAGTATATACTATACCTATATTAATGTTATGGAAGATGAATGACGAAACCCCTAGATAAAGAACATGCCTTACATGTGGCTAATATATTCTCAGACTACTTTGATAAGTTTAGTCGTATAGACCAGTATATGCGTGACCAGAAAATGGCACAGATTGAAACTATACCGACTTCTCTGCCAGGTATGGGTTTAGATACAGAATTATTTGACGATTTTACCATGTCACCACAGGTCATGGATTTACAAATGGTCGAACTAGATAATCACACATGGGACACCTGTATTAATATGATATCAAGTCATAGTAATATGGTCAGTATTCCAGGTAAAAGTTTAAAACTTGCCGTAAAAGAAATGAACACAGGTAAGTATGTTGGTTTTATGAGATTTGGTTCGCCAGTTATTAACATGAGACCTAGAAATGTTTTATTAGGTAATGTACCTGATTTGCCTGTCTTTAACAAGACGGCTATTATGGGTTTTGTAATTGTACCAGCACAACCATTCGGTTATAATTATCTTGGTGGTAAATTATTGGCTGCCTTATGTTGTTCACATCAAGTAAGAGAGATGTTGAATAAGAAGTATGATATGAATTTAGTTATGTTTGAAACAACTAGTTTATATGGTAACAGTAAATCTGCTAGTCAATATGATGGTATGAAACCCATGTTAAAAAATAGAGGTTTAACTGATAGTGATTTTATACCAATGATACATGGTAAACCATTTAAAGATATGTTAGATTATGTTGAAGATAAAATTGGTGTCTTTATTAAAGAAGACGCTTCAAGTAGAAAGTTAAAAATTACAACTGCTATACAAGGTCTAGTAAAGAAAGCACTAGATGGTGATGACCTAGAAAAATTTAAGAACACAATTATTAATGCAAAAAAACTTACCGAACAGAAGCGTTATTATGTATCAAACTATGGTGTAGAGAACTATATAGATATTGTAAATGGTAAAACAGATAAGATTGTCAGAGCGCCAAACTATGATAGGTTTCACGATAATGAACTAATAGAATGGTGGCGTAAATTGGCAACAAAAAGATTTGATAAACTATACGAAGAAGGCCGTTTAAGAAACGACCTAGAAATATGGACTAAAGATAGTGAGATAGATATTATAAGATGACAAATTGGGAAAATTTATTAAGAGGTAAAGATAGACATTTTTTAGATTGGAGATATGTTTCTCCTTTTGAAGTGCCCG